AAATCTCGCGCCTACCTGCGAAAAGATTAGGAATATTGGAGTCGAGTTTGGATAGGCTTTAGGTATGAAGCTTTGGGAGTGCAGTAAGTGCAGTCAGCGTTGGATTGGTAAGAGAGCGCCTGTTTGTCCTTTTGATGGTGGTTTGGCTTGGGAGATTCCGATGGAGAGAACTGAATGATTATTGAGACTGTTTTGATTGATGACCTTGATTTAGATCCGCGTAATGCCAGGAAGCATGATAGCAAGAACTTGAAGGCGATTGCTGATTCTTTGGAGCAGTTTGGTCAGAGGAAGCCGATTGTTGTTTGGGGTAAGACTGTTGTTGCAGGTAATGGCACTATGGTTGCTGCTAGAAGTTTGAATTGGACTGAGATAACTATTGCTCGAGTCCCTGATGATTGGAGTGCAGATCAGGTGAAGGCTTATGCGTTGGCTGATAATCGTTCGGCTGAGTTGGCTGAGTGGGATGAGCAAGTTTTGACTGAGCAACTAAAGGAATTAGAACTAGCTGAGTGGGATGTTGAAGCATTAGGTTTTGATGCGACTGTTGAGCCTTTGCAGGATGTTATTGAAGATAATATGCCTGAAGTTGTTGAAACTAGAGCTAAATTGGGGCAGGTTTGGCAGTTAGGTAAGCATCGAGTTATGTGCGGGGATGCAACTGATACCGCAACTGTTCAAAGACTTATGGATGGCCATAAGGCAGATTTAGTTTTTACTGATCCGCCTTATGGAATGTTTTTAGATGCTGATTACTCAGATATGACCAGTAAGTTCAAAGGCTCTAGTGGGGGCAATAAATACGATGCAGTTATTGGAGATAATGCAGATTTTAAGCCTGAGTTGATTACATCTATCTTCAATAATTTCGATTATGTAAATGAATTTTTTATATGGGGTGCAGATTATTATTCAGAATTATTGCCTGATAAAAATAAGGGTTCATGGATTGTATGGGATAAAAGGGGAGATGAGTCTGCCGATAAAATGTTCGGCAGCACTTTTGAATTGTGCTGGTCAAAGACTAGACATAAGAGAGATATTGCTCGAATTAAATGGGCGGGTATTTTTGGCATGGAAAAAGAGCATGATAAAAAAAGGCAACATCCTACGCAGAAACCTGTTGCATTAGTTACATGGTTTTTTGATAAATGGGCAAAAGATTTGAAATATGTGGTTGATGTTTATGGTGGTTCGGGTGCGACACTGCTGGCTTGTGAGCAGACTGATCGTACTTGTTTCATGATGGAGTTAGACCCGAAATATGTTGATGTCATTATTGCTCGCTGGGAGAAACTTACAGGCCTTACCGCTGAGTTGATTGAAGGCTAGTTATGCCTTCTGGTAGGCCTTCTAAACCGACTGAGATAAAGCGTAAGTTAGGTAATCCTGGGCAGCGTAAGTTGCCTGACCAGTCGCAGATGCAGTTGTTTGACCCTGTTGTGAGTGTGCCTGAGCCTGCTCGCCCTTTGTTAAAGTATGGGCGTGAGTTTTGGGATAAGGTTTGGCTGAATGGTTTGCAGTGGATTAGCCCTAATAGTGATGCTGAGATTTTGTTGATAACTTGTGAGCTTATTGATGAGCGTTGGAATCTTAGGGTGAAGGTTATGCAGTCTGGGGATTGGCGTGAACGTAGAGGGTTACGCGATATTGATGCTCGCATTATTTCTAACTTGTCTTTACTGGGGTTTACTCCTGCGGATAGATCTAAGTTAGGTGTTGCTGAAGTGAAGGCTATTAGCAAGATGGAGTTGTTGAAGCGTAGGCAGGCCGAGCGTGAGCAATCAGGTAAATAGTTGGCCTCCTGCTTGGGTTACGCCTACTGACTTGAGTTTTGGTTCGCGTGGTGCGGATGCTGTTGATTTCATAAATACTTTCGTTACTTTAACTAAGGATTCTGTTGCGGGTTCGGCGGGTGATGCAATTCGGCTTAGAGGTTGGCAGGAGAAGTTGCTTGAGGAAATGTTTGTTTTGGATGAGCGTGGATTGTTTCAGAAGAGGACTTGCTATTTTGGGTTAGGTCGTAAGAATGGCAAGAGTGCGCTTATGACTGGTTTGGGTATGTGGTTTTTGTTTGATGGTGATGAGGGTGGGGAAGTTTATTCTTGTGCAGCTGAGAAGGAGCAGGCGAGAATTACTTTTGGCGATGCCAGGAAGATTATTGAGCGTGAACCTGAGTTGGCTGCGATGTGCAACATTTATAGGGATGTTATTGAGGTTCCTTCGACAGGTTCTATTTGGCGTGTGCTTTCGGCTGAGGCTTATTCTAAAGAGGGTTTGAACGCTAGTGCTGTTTTGTTTGATGAGGTTCATGCTTTGCAGGATAGAACGATGTGGGATGTTATGCAGTTGTCTATGGCTTCTCGCCGTCAGCCGATGATGTTGGCTACTACTACTTGCGGGGTTAAAAGCGATAGCACAGGGCAAGATTCGACTGCTTATCAGCTTTATCAGTATGGGCAGAAGGTTGCTCGCGGTGAGGTTGATGACCCGAGTTTCTATATGGCTTGGTGGGAAGCTAATGCTGAGAGTGACCATCGCTTAGAAGAGACTTGGATTGCTGCTAATCCAGGTTACGGGGATCTAAATAGCAAGGCTGACTTTGAGTCTATGGTGAAGAGAACTCCTGAAGCAGAGTTTCGGACTAAGAGATGCAATCAGTGGGTGAGTAGTCAGAACGCTTGGTTGCCTGCGGGTGTTTGGGATAGTTTGCAGGATGAGGTTTCTGTGGATGATTTCGCTGATGTTGTTTTGGGTGTTGATGGTTCGTTTAATGGTGACACTACTGCGATTGTGGCTGTGACTGTCCCTAAGTCTAAGGATGAGAAGCCTCATGTTTGGTTGGTGAAGGCGTGGGAGAAGCAGCCGAATGATGCTGATGATTGGCGTGTTGATACTTTGGAAGTTGAGCAGACTGTTATTGAGTTTGCTCAGAAACATCCGAATACTCGTGAGATTGCTTTTGACCCGTTTCGCTGGCAGAGAACTATGCAGGTGTTAATGGATTTGGGTTTGCCTGTGGTTGAGTATCCTTCTACTTCTGCTCGCAGGATGGTTGGTGCTTGTCAGAAGGTGTTTGATTCGGTTACTGAAGCGACTTTGACTCATGATGGTGATCCTTTGTTGGCTAGGCATTTGGATAACTGTAAGTTGAAGATTGATAATTTGGGTGCTCGTATTGTGAAAGAGTCTCGTGCAAGTTCTCGCAGGATTGACGCTGCGGTTGCTTTTGTTATCGCATATGACCGCGCAACAAGTAAACTAGATACAGCTCTGCCTGAGTTTTTTGTGTTCTAAGGATGATTGTGTTAGCGACTATTTTGCAGGCTGTTGGTGTGGTGACTGTGGCGGTTGGTGCGGGTCTCGTTTATGTTCCTGCGGGGATTGTTTTGTTTGGTGTTGGTGTTTTGTTGTTTGGTTTGGCTTTGGATAAGGGCGGTAAGTGATGCTTCGTAATCTTCGTGGTGCAGAGAATCGGTCTATTTCGTTTCAAACTATTTGGGGTGCAGGTGATCTGACTAGTTTTGAAACTCAGGCAGGTTCGTTTATTGACTATACGACTGCTTTAACTATCAACTCAGTTTGGGCTTGTGTGTCTTTGATTTCTGACACTATTTCGGCTTTGCCTGTTGATACTTTTATTCGCAGGGATGGTATTGCTTATCCTTATCGCCCTAAGCCTGTTTGGGTTTCTCGCCCTGATGCGATGATAAATAGTGTTTCCTTTTGGCAGCAGTGCATGATTAGTTTGCTGATGGATGGGAACGCTTTTGTGCGTATTTTCCGCGACCCGATTACAGGTCAGATTCTTTCGATGATGGTTTTGAATCCGATAAAGGTCACTGTTTCGCGTAAAGCTAATGGAACTAAACGCTATGTTTCTTCTGATGAGGGCAACAAGGAATTGTCTAGCGATGACATGCTTCACATTACGGGTTCTATTTTGATGCCTGGCGAGATTCGCGGTAAGAGCACAGTTGATACTTTGAAAGAGAATCTAGGCTTAAGCATGAGCTTAGAGGGTTTTGCTGCGCGTTTCTTTGGGCAGGGAACACAGACTTCAGGTGTTATCGAATATCCTGGTGCACTTACAGCAGAGCAGGCAGATAATTTGTCTCGCAGTTTCGATAGAGCCCATAAGGGTTATCGTAAAGCACATAAGACAGGTATTTTGTCGGGTGGTGCAACTTTCAAGCCGACTCAGGTTGCTAACGATCAGGCGCAGATGCTTGATTCTCGCAGGATGGCTGTTGAGGATGTTGCCCGTATTTTTCGTGTTCCCGCGAACATGATTGGTTTGAATGAGCGTGGAGCACAATCCTATAACTCTAATGAGCAGAACGCTATCTCGTTCTTAACCCACA